TATTCTCCAGAGTGGGCAGAAAAATTAGGAGTTGACTCATCAAAACTAATATACTCACCAGCTAAAACTATTAATGACATGGTGGACGTTGCAACAAAACTTATGTCTGCAGATATAGATATTATTGTAGTTGATTCAATATCAGCTTTGTTGCCTGCAATATATTTTGAAAAAGATGGCGACGAGTTAAAAGATTTACAAGATACAAAACAGATAGGCGCAGAAGCAAAGGATATGACCCACGCAGTCAAAATGTTAAACTATGCAAACAAAAACACATTATTGGTTCTCATTTCACAGCAAAGAAACCAGTTTGGATCTATGCACGCCTCCCATATTCCAACAGGGGGAATGGCGGTCAAGTTCTTTTCTTCTACGGTCATTAAGCTTTGGTCCTCAGAAGCTGAGGCTAATGCTATCAAGGCAGGTGTTAAAGTTGGCGATAAAATTATTGAACAGAGAGTTGGAAGGCCAGTCAATTGGATTGTCGATTACAACAAACTCGGCCCCCCTAATTTATCAGGACAGTACGACTTCTATTACCAAGGAGATCATTTAGGAGTTGACGATATTGGAGAAACTTTAGACGTAGCAGAAATGTGCGGATTAGTTGAAAAAGGTGGCGCTTGGTACACAGTTAACTCAGAAAGATTGCAGGGTAGATCTAAAGCCGTACAGTATCTAAAGGATAATCCAAAGGTTGTTGAAAAACTTAAGAAAGATATAGATGCTAAGATTTAATGACATTGAAAATGTAAAGGCATATAAGTTAATGGATGGAGCAATCCTGTACCAAAATGTTTTAAAAGATACTGAAGAGATATTGTCATTTTTTAAAGAAGCGGAGATGTATCAAGAAGATAAATATTTAATGAAAAAATTTGAGACTTGGGGTTATCATGGAATCATGACTGAAATTGACTCTACTAGTTCACATGGTTTTTCCCAAGGGTACTTTGACCCAGACGATAAAGAGCAAGTAAAGCAAAAATCAGTTTTTGAAAAGCTTGAAGATGCGTATAGATTTGTTAAAAAAGATTTTATGATTAAGTATGGTAACAAAGATATTTGGCCAAGTCATTATAAAAAAGTTGACCTATTTAATGAATGTGAAAATACAAGAATTGCGTTTTTAAAATATGATGTAAGCCTAGCCACAAAAGCCGAATCACAAAAATTTAATTTCTCTGCTTTCCATAGCGATTTTTTTGATCAGGATATGGACACTCCTGGGTATAAATTAATTTTTACCGTTATGATATATTTAAATGATGAATACGATGGTGGAGAAATTTGTTTTTGGGATGGTGAAAAAATATTAGGATATAAGCCAATCCCTGGAGACATTCTTGTTTTTCCTTCTTGTGAGCCATTTTATCACGGAGTTTTAAATATTAACAACAGCGATAGGTATGCAATTAGAATGAACTATGTTGCAGTAACAGAGGGGTCAGAAGAATTTAAGAATGGAAACTTTGCTCCATCCCTAAATTATACTAATTATAAAGTAGGATACAAATGGACTAAAGATGGAAAAGAAACAACTACAAGCCCAGACCTAGATATCAATACTCTTGTCGATCCACCATTAATTTTAAATTTAGATCAAATGGAAAGGGTGTTAATTGATGCCAAGCATTAATGAATTTTTTGATAAAAAAGAAATAGTACAGCAATCTGCTTTAGAAGAAATTATTGGCACAAAGCCTTGCCATAAATGCGAAAAGAATGCAGAAAAAGCTTTTTGGGATCCATCAACCTTTACTCTTTCCTGGACATGCCCAGACGGGCACAGTTCTCAGCACTTGGTGAACAGATGATGTCAGAAAGATCAGAAGCAAAAAGAGATGGTGCAAAGCAGCAAAAAAATAGTGGACGTGGGGATTACCAAAAAGGGGATGCTCAATGGGGCAATTTTGTGGTAGATTATAAAGAATATGAAAAAACAATTTCTGTTTCCAAAGATATGTGGGCTAAGATATGCACAGATACATTTAAGGTAAATAGAGACAAGCACCCAGTACTTAAACTTGTTCTGGGATCTTCTGGCAATAAAGTAAGGCTTGCAGTAATTGAATGGTCATTGTTAGAACAACTAATAGAATCTGGAGAAGCTCATGGGATCAAATAACAAAATTCCTTTTAATCCTACTGTTATTAAAAACGGTAGAATTATTAGAATTAGAAAAGACGGAACAATAAAGGCCGATCTTGGGCCTGTCAAGTCAAATAAGAAAAAGGTTAAGAATGTCTGAGGATAAAAATACTCTTGAGTTAATTAGTTCAATTACAGAATTTAATGATCTTCATGAATACATGAGCGATGAACAGCTAGACAAGGCTTTATCAATTGTGGTAAAATTATTAATGAATCCAGATGTGCCTTCTGCTAAAGCTCCATATTTAATTATAGAGCTGCAAGCAATGTCAACTAAGTTTTCAATGATGGCTTCTGTTTATTCTACTATTGCAAAAGATAAAGCAGGATCAGTTAATAATAATAAAAAGAACATTTATTATTCCGCAAAAGAATCTATAGATAAACTAGTAGATGCACTTAAGTATGTTGTTAGGTATAACTCATAATGGTTATCCTAAGTAAAATTTATACTAAGACAGGTGACGATGGTCAAACCTCTAACGCTAATAACGAAAGGGTGTCTAAGACTAGCCCTATAATGGAAGCGATAGGTGCTGTAGATGAGGCCAACTCTGCTATTGGAATGGCAACCGATGAGTATAATGATGTTATTGAAAGAGTTCAGAGCGACTTATTTGATCTTGGGGCAGAGCTTGCAGGTGCTTCAACAATAACAATATCTGAAAACAGAGTAACATATTTAGAAAATGTAATTGATGACTATAATGAATATCTAGAACCTTTAAGATCTTTTGTTTTACCAACAGGACCACTGCACAATGCAAGGACTGTTGTAAGAAGGGCAGAGCGTGAAGTTTGGAAGATAGAAAACGTAAATCCAAATATTGCTAAGTATTTAAATCGTCTATCAGACTTATTGTTTGTTATGGCTAGATATCACAATAAAGGAAAAGAAAAAATGTGGGTGCCAAACAATGGGTAGAGACATAATAATTATATTTTTTTGGGGAGACATTAAGTGAAAAAAGTGTGGGTTTTGATTACTATATCAGCAACAGCAATCCTTTCAGGTTTAGCGTTATCTAAATTTTTAAAGTGGGTTGGGCAAGAAGAAGTTTTTGATTTTGACCTAAGTGATGATGTGGTAGAATAATATATGAAAACATTTTTGGCACAAGAGAAGTATCCAAAATATAAAAATATGATTAACAGCCAGACACATGTACCAGGACAAGATTTTTACCCAGTTTTAATTAAAAATCTTTTAACTGCCGATGAGTTAAAGGACCTTCAAGACATTTATGATAATTTTCCAGAAGATAGAATTAAAGTTCAGGCCTACTCTGCTCACGCTAGTATTTATCCTACCCTTAAAAATAAAGAAGATATTATAAAAAGAGTTGAAAAATTAGCAAGCGAGGCTGTTGGAGAAGAACTGGTGGTGCTAGATATTGAGGGGGCAAGGTATAGCAGAGAGTTTGGTTGGGAAGCAAAATTAGGTCCGCACTATGATGCAAGGCCAGTAGAAATGTATGTTTTAGATTTTCATGTTAAATCTAATGAAGATTGGAAATTAATTTTTGAATGTGATGAGTTTACCTTTGGAGACAATGAAGGATTACTGTTTAGCGGAACTGGAACAGTTCACTGGAGAGACCCCATACGAATTAGAGATGATTCAAGAATCGATTTGCTATTTTTTTGGTTGCAACACAAAAATCCTAAACCAATTTCTGATCAACATTCAAAAAATATGAAAGAAAGAGAAAAATTCTTTTTGTCAAACATTAATCCAGTCAGACCATTATCAAAAGATCAGTGGTGGAAACCAATTAAGATATCAGAAGCTGCTGAAAAACATCCACATTATCAAAAAATAAGCGCAGAAATTTTGAATCCAGTTATTCAAAATGAAATTTATACGCACCCTATTCTTAATCAAGAAAAAGAAATGATTTATTTATCTTGTAAAATAAAAAATAATGAAATTGTCTCTGTTAATTTAGACGAAAATATGACAAAAAAGATTTCAGAAAAGATGTTGCACATATATACGGAATCTTCTATTAAATTTTTTGATAGTTGTGTAATTAGATTGTCTAATATAGATGATAGTTTAAGCAAAATATTTCATAAAGAAAAAGAAGACGGTCAAGATTTTGTATCTATAATGTTTCCCATGTCAGAAGATGGTGAAATAAAGCTTGATATTGATGGCAAGGAATTTGTAATTAAACATGACTATTGTGTTACATTTTCTGAAAATAACCAAAACGTAATTGTAAAAAGCATAAATGCTCCAATAGATTTACTTGTTTGCAGTTTTAAAATAAACAAAAAGGATAATCAGTAATTATGGGTAGAGATATTGTAAAGAACCTTAAATTCAAAAAACATACTGGTAAGCACTTCGATCCAGAAAAATTTGCTCAATTACTTGATGAGGCGTATCGTAATACAAAAAGAGCAGATGGAGAAATGACAAAAAAATCATTTAGCCCAAGCTCTTTAGGTTACGGCCATGGAACCTGTCCAAGATATTGGTATATGGCTTTTTCTGGTGCTATGTTTATTGACGATAATGACGCAGTTGCCGTTGCCAATATGTCACAAGGAACACAGGCACACGAAAGACTTCAAAAGTTAATATCCACAATGCCTGAGTGGAAAGCGGAAGAAGAAGAGATTGTAAATGAGTATCCTCCAATTAGAGGATTTATAGATTTAATAATGGAATATGATGGCGAGACAGTCATTGGTGAAATTAAAACAGCAAAGCAAGAAGTTTGGGATGGAAGGCAATCAGAGATGAAGCCAACACCCAACCACCTTCTACAGCTATTGACTTATATGAAACTTAAAAAAGCTAAAGAAGGATTTTTTCTATATGAGAATAAAAACACTCAGGAACTTATAGTAATTCCAATTTCCATGAATGAAAAAAATACTGAAATCATTGAGGAAGCATTTTTGTGGATGTGTGAAGTTTGGGATAATTTTAAAGACGGAGATCTTCCAATGAAGCCAGCAGGAGCAACAAAATCCAAAATGCCTTGCACTTATTGCCCTGTAAAAAAAGAATGTTACTCAGGACTAATTGGCACAGTTCAGATAGAGTCCTACAAGGTTCCTAAATTATGATATGCCAAAACAAAGAATGCTCACAAGAATTTGAGCCAAAAACTCACAATCAAAAATATCATAGCGATGAATGCTGCAGGATGGCTACAAATAAAAGGATTATGGAAAAGTATTACGAAAAAAAATCTATAAAAAATGGTCTTGTTCGAAATTGCAAAAAATGCAAAACTAAGTTAAGTAGATACAACAACTCAGATATTTGCTCTGTTTGTGAAAAAAATATTATAGAGCATAGTAAAAAAATAATATGGAACTTGCTAAATGAACTTAGCTAGTTTAGTAAAATCAAAAGCAAATAGAGTACTTGGCATCGATGCCTCAACTACATCTATAGCCTTTTGTTTAATGGAAAACTCAGTTCCAATTAAATGGGGGAAAATAAATTTAGCAGGACAAGATATTTATGAAAAAATATACAATGCTAAAGTTAGAATGAATTTAATGTTAAAAGAATTAAAGAGTGATTATATTGCCGTTGAGGGTGCGATACTTGTCAGATCACCAGATGCTGTGATAAAATTATCTTATGTCTATGGGGTTGTTATTGCTGAGCTTATGTCTACTGGCGCTAAGGTTATTACCATTAGCCCATCCTCGTGGCAGGCATTCATTGGAAACAAGAATCCAACAAAAGATGAAAAATCTATTATAAGATTAGAAAATCCTGGGTACGCAGAGTCTTGGTATAAAAATCAATTAAGAAATATGCGTAAGCAAAGAACTGTAGATTATTTTAATAATAAGTATAAACTAGAAATTAATGATTTTGATGTAGCTGATTCTTTTGGCATTGCGTACTACGCCAATAATGTATTGACAAAAAGATAGGTTTTATCTATAATGAAACTATACCAAAGCAAAGAATGGCTATATCGAAGATACGTAGTTCAAAAAAAAAGTGTTACACAGATTGCTATTGAATGTAAAACCTCTGCTATGACCATACAGAGATATTTAACTAAGTTCGAGTTGATTAAGAGGAGATAATGCTTAAGCCAGTATATGAAGATGTAAAAAGCTTTAGCTGTCAGGATTTATATTTACGTTCAGTCGGAGCGCCAGCTGGAATGAAAATATGGGATGCCTGTCATGAAATTGCACACATGCTAATTGAAAAAAATATTTCATACGGTAATTCAGCCCTTGAGCCTGCAAGAATATTTTCAACGGCGGATTCTAAAGAGCAATTAAAGGTCAGAATTGATGATAAATTGAATAGAGTAAGAAACAATAAAGGTTTTGCTGGGGATAATGACATAGATGATTTAATTGGATACTTGATATTATATAAAATAGCTAATTCTAATTGACATTTCAGTCAACTAAAAGTATACTTATGACATATGGAAATTGAATTATCTGATCATTTTGATCGAATGAATAAAGTAGTTGAAGAACTTTTAAAAGGAAGTAATCCTACTCAAATATCTTCATTGACTGGCTTTAAAAGAGCTGAGGTCGTTGAGTATATAGACGAGTGGAAAGCTGTTGTTAGGAATGATTCTACTTCTAGAGAAAGAGCCAAAGAAGCTGTGTCTGGCGCAGACCAACACTATGCAATGCTTATTAAAGAAGCTTGGAAAACTGTAGACGATGCAGATCAGCAAGGTCAATTAAACGTAAAGGCTACTGCGCTAAAGTTAATTGCCGACATAGAGACAAAAAGAATTGCAATGTTGCAGCAAATTGGATTGCTAGATAATCAAGAAATTGCAGATCAAATTGCAGAAACCGAAAGAAAACAAGATGTTTTAGTTTCAATATTAAGGGATGTTGCGAAGGACTACCCAGACATAAGAAGAGAAATTATGAAAAGACTTTCGCAAATAACTGGAGTGGTTGAACCTATAGAGATAATAGAGTCCAAGAATGTCATTTGATTTTTCTGATATCATCGACATGCTTGATGGCGAAGAGTTTGATGAAAAGCCAGTATCGCTAAGAGATTTTGTAACTAATGAAAAATATCTAGGTCTACCAGAACTTTCAGAATATCAATACACATTAATTGAAAAAAGCTCACAGGTGTATAAAGAGTCTACTTTAATAAAACTTTTTGGAGAAGAAGAAGGACATAGAATGTTTAAGCAAACTGCCAACGAGGTAGTTGCTCAGCTAGGAAAAGGATCTGGAAAAGACTACTGCTCAACAATTGCAGTTTCGTATATTGTATATCTATTGCTTTGCTTAAAAGACCCCGCGTCTTATTACGGAAAACCTCCTGGCGATTCGATAGACATTATCAATATTGCCATTAACGCCCAGCAAGCAAGCAACGTATTCTTTAAAGGGTTTAGAACTAGAATTGACAAATCCCCATGGTTTGTTGGAAAATACTCTGAAAAAGCTTCTGAAATAAAATTTAATAAAAATATAACCGTACACTCTGGACACTCTGAGCGTGAGGCTTGGGAAGGCTATAACGTAATAGTAGTTATCCTAGATGAGATATCTGGATTTAGTGTTGAAAATACTACTGGGCATGAGCAGGCAAAAACAGGAAGCCTTATTTATGAAATGTATCGTGCTTCCGTAGACTCTAGATTTCCAGACTATGGCAAGGTAATTTTGCTATCTTTTCCAAGATATAAAAATGACTACATCCAGCAAAGATATGATGATGTTGTGGCAGACAAAGAAGTTGTAGTTAGATCTCATAGATTTAAATTAGAAAAAGATCTACCAGATGGAACTGCGGGTAATGAATTTGATATAGAGTGGGAAGAAGATAATATTATTTCTTATAAGTACCCAGGAATGTACGCACTTCGAAGGCCAACATGGGAAGTTAATCCTACAAGAAGTATAGAGGATTTCAAAATAGCTTTTTACAAGAATGCACCAGATGCTCTTGGAAGATTTGCATGTATGCCTTCAGAAGCAATAGATGCATTTTTTAAATCAAGAGAAAAAATTGAAAAATCATTTAGTAATTTAGGAGTAGCTGTAGATCAATTTGGAAGATTTGAAGATTGGTTTGCACCAGATCCAGATAAAGAATATTTTATTCATGTTGACCTTGCTCAAAAGCACGATCATTGTGCTGTTGCAATGTCTCACGTTCAAAAATGGGTTAATATAAAAGTAACAGATACATATTCTCAGCCCGCACCAATAGTTGAAGTAGATGCCGTAAGATTTTGGACGCCAACTCCAGATAAATCAGTAGACTTTACTGAAGTTAAAGATTATATATTGTCTTTAAAAACTAAAGGATTTAAAATAAGGCTATGCACTTTTGATAGATGGAATTCACATGACATGATGCAGCAATTAAAGCAGTATGGAATAAACACAGAGTTGTTATCTGTTGCTAAAAAACATTACGATGATATGGCAATGGTGGTTCTAGAAGAAAGATTAAAAGGACCACACATTCCTTTGCTTATAGATGAATTGCTACAACTAAGAATTATGAGGGATAAGGTAGACCATCCAAGAAAAGGATCAAAAGATTTAGCAGATGCTGTTTGTGGTTCAATATTTAATGCTATATCTCATACAAGGTTTGATACAAATCAAGAAATAAAAATACATAACTATGAGTCAATGAGTTATGATAATGATTTTGGAGTTACAAAAGAAGAAGAGTACGTTCAAAATATGATAAGAGCTCCCCGAATACCACAAGAGCTCAAGGAAGCAATGGATAGGATGATGATAATATGAGCATGTATCAAGAAAAAGCAAAAGAATGTATATGTTGTGGAAAGCATGTTCCGCTTCCTATTGTTCTTAAAGACTACAATGGTGTAAAGGTTTGTCCAACAACTTATTACAATATAAAAGAATATTCCCGTATCTGGACCAGCATTGGATCAAGACCCGCAGGAGGTATCAGAAAGCATTTTTCGGAATATGTACAATCTTTAGTTGAAATAGAAAAAAGCAATGAATCTGTTTGAAGAAGATGACTCTGCTTTGTTTAAACACTATGTGGAAATTGGTGCAATAGATTTTGTTGGAGTAGAAAAAAATGGCGAAGCCATTTATAAAGTAAATGAAATTGCTAAAGACATTGCTCCAGAATTATGGAAAGCTCATACAGATTACATTGATGAAACATTAATTGGGCTATACAAAGAAAATTTAATTTCTGTTTCCTATAACGAAAATCTAGAAGCTACTTTTAGCGCAACCCCAGAAGGCTTAAGGCGTTTAAAAAAACACTACGGAATTGTTCCAGAAAGAGATTCTAAAGATGATAATTCTTGGGGTTAACGAAACCTCACACGATGCTTCTGTTTCTTTAATAGAAAATGGAAAAATTATTTTTGCGGGACACGCAGAAAGATATAGCAAGCAAAAGAATGATTGGTATATCAATGATAGTTTAGTTAATGATGCTTTGTCATATGGTGCACCTGATGCTATAGCTTACTACGAGAAACCCTTTCTAAAGGCCTCTAGGCTATTTTTAAAGGGTGGTGTAGGGGACTGGAAGCCAAGGTTTAATATAGAAGGTATCCCAAGAAAATCATTTAGCCATCATTACTCACACGCATGTGCTGGATATTATACAAGTAGCTTTTCTGACGCAGCAATTGTAGTTTTAGATTCAATTGGTGAATATAATACTTCTACTATTTGGGTAGGAGAAGGTGAAAAAATAAAATTAAAATTTAAACAAAATTACCCAGTAAGCTTTGGATTATTTTACTCAGCCTTTACCCAGTTGGTCGGGCTTATGCCAAATCAAGAAGAGTATATTATGATGGGGATGGCGGCCTACGGAGATTGGACAAAGTATTATAAGCAAGTAGATAATTATTTTCCTAGATATGATAAACAAAAATACAATTTTCACAAAGGAATTACTGATTGGGGATGGGTTTCAGAGCAGGACAAGTTTGATATTGCGGCAGCAGTTCAGGTAGTTTACGAACAAAGACTTATAGACTTTATGCGGCATGCAAAAAGTTTAACGAAAAAGAAAAATTTAGTTTTTATGGGAGGCTGTGCGCTAAACTGCTCAGCAAATACTAAGTTGTGGGAAATATTTAATGATGTGTGGATAATGCCTAACCCAGGAGATTCTGGAAGTTCTTTAGGTGCAGCAGCGGCTCTTTATGGAAAGCATTTAGATTGGCAGACTCCATACCTAGGATACGATTTGGGCGGGGAGTACCCAGTCAACAAAATAATTAAAGGTTTAGCTGACAACAAAATAGTTGCAGTTGCCTCTGGAAGAGCAGAGTTTGGTCCAAGGGCTTTGGGAAACAGAAGCATACTTGCAGACCCAAGAGATCCAGACATAAAAAACAAAGTAAATTTAATAAAAAAAAGAGAATCATTTAGGCCTTTTGCCCCAGTTGTGATGGAAGAGCATGCCAACAAATGGTTTGATATTAATTTTAGTTCTCCGTATATGCAATACGCAGTTAAATGTTTAAGGCCAGACATAATACCGTCTGTTGTGCATGCTGATGGCACATCTAGGATTCAGACGGTTAATAAAAATCAGCACCCAGGTCTTTACGAAGTACTACAGAAATGGCTGGATCTAACTGGGGTTCCAATTTTATTAAATACTAGCTTAAATGTTAAAGGCCAGCCTTTAATTAATGACGAAAAAGACATATCGGAATGGGAAAAATATTACCAACATCAAATAATTTCATAGTGGTATAATGGGTATATGTTGATACATAAGGGAAAATGGATAAAAAAAGCTGAAGACGTTACTTGCTCTATGCTTTGGAAAGAATGGTCTTCTGGTTTCCCTGATGATCCGTTGGTTTTAATAGCAAAAGAAAGAATTTCAAAATACACCAGAGAAGACTGGGACGAAATGATTAAAGAAGCACACGAATTAAACGCATATCTTGCAGAGTGTATTAATAATAAAGTGCCAGTAGAAGACCCTAAAGCAGAGCATGGATGGGATATGTTTGTAGATCATTTTGTTAAATGGTTTTTCCCAGTAAATGAAGAGTATTTAATAAGACTTAGATTACAAACTCAAGTAAATAAAAAATATGCTTTATTTTTTGAAAAGCAAGCCCCAGGACTAAACTCATACCTTTTGAAATGCTCTAAAGCTTATGCTTATAAAAGAAAAGATGCCTGGGATAGTTTGTCGACAAATAAAATATGAAAGAAAGCTTTTCTCCAAAACCTGTTAATATTGATAATATTACAAAACAAATAGGTACAGGTATCGACAACATAAAAGTTTTTGAAAATTATTTAACTGATAAAGAATCTGAAACTGCAATGTCAATTATTTCAAGGTATAAGGTAAAAGAAGGAGTAAATCATTCTTACCCAATACATACCTTAGAAGAATATACACCTTCGCAAGAAGAGCTATTATTTACCAAAATAATGAGAAAAAAACTTATTCATAAAGTAACCCTAGAATACAAAATGAAATTTGTACAAGATAAACCTTTTCTGTATATAGTTCATCCAACTGGAACTTATATTGATCCGCACACAGATATATTAGACATAGATGAGCCAGATTATGAAAACGATACTTATGAATCTCAAATAGAAAAATATCCATATTTATGGAGTGGTCACCTGTCTGTACTTGCATATTTAAATGATGATTATGAAGGTGGGGAACTGTATTTCCCAGATTTTAATTATAGCATTAGGCCTAAAAAGAATATGCTAATTCTTTTTCCAGGAAATACTCATTACGTTCATGGTGTTTCAGAGATTACTTCTGGAACTAGGTACACTATTTCTCAATGGACTCAATTCTCAGAATTTAATAAGAAATGAAGCCTATGAAGTTTCATTGGATGCACACGTTTGACTACGGAGATTCAGAAACTGAATTAGTTCAAATGG